AAATTAAAATCAGAATCTAAAATATTATTTGAATTAGCACTTGCTTTTACAATAGGTGTCTTTCCTAAAAAAATATCCTTTAATGCTGCTCTATTGTAAGCTGTAGTACCTTTTGTTAATCCTGCTGCTGATGGAAAACCCTCTATTTCACCTTCTGAAATTACTTCTATAATATTTATAGCTTGTCTACTTTCTACGGCATCTCCATTCCTTAAAGAATTTATAAGACCAATTAAACCTGTAGTTTGATCAGCATCACCAGGATCACCAGAAACAAAACCAGAACTACCAAAAAACATAATTTTTTCCTATAAAATGTCCTCTGTATCTATACCAGCAGATACAACTAATGAACCTGTAAATATTTCACCATAAACAACAGGTATTGCTACCCCTGCCCTACCAGTATTTTGTACACCATTAAAAGAAAAATTACGTTGTTGCGGATCATCTGAAACTCCAGGAGGTTTGGGGACAGGAGTAAGCATCTCTGCTGCTCCCGATAATGCCAAATAAATACCAATATTTCCTGCTGCTGCTAAAAAACCAGTTCCTCCTGCTAAACCAAGAGCACCAACACCACCTGTAGCTACAACAAAACCTACAATAGCGATTCCTGCTATAAATTTACCAAGACCACGTTTTGAACCAGCAATAACAGGTACTATTTTTACATCTTGACTACCAACAGGCATTTCTATTTCATTTTCATCAATACTATAATTACCAACTTTGATACAATAATTTTGTTCTATCATGTGTGATTGTAATTTAGGAAAATTTGCTAATAAAAACCGAATTGCATCGACTGATGAATTTATTTCAGCTTCAAAAGTACGTTGTCCTAAAAAACGAGCTAATCTACCATAAACTGTTATTTTACTTAACATACCTATACCTCTTCTTAGTACAGTCTATATGTTCTTGATCATATAATTGTCTACAACTAAGTCTTTTTACACAATGCTGAAGAATAGTTTGATTTCCTAAATATAATGCTACATGATCTAAATTACCTGTTTTAGTTGTATCCATAAGAAGAACATCACCTTCTTCTAAATCTATCGTATTTTCTAATTCAACAAAACCTGTTAATGGCAAACCAGATTCAAATAATGGATTCTCACTAAATTCTTTTGGACTTTTTGGCCTATCCCAATGTTTTAATTTTATACCTTTATTTTTTTGATACCAATTTTCAATTATACTCCAACAATCTTGAATACCCCAAACCCATTGCCTACCAATAAGTTCTTTTTTATAGCCAGATGGTTCAAAATAATACCATTGTTCTGTTTCTGGAGTGACAATGTAAAAGGGTAAATTTAAATATTCACAGCTTGCAAGATCAGCATCACTAGGATAAGGAGGATGGTTTGGATGACTATGAATTACAGCTATAACTTCACCTTCATCTTCAGCTTTTATCCAATCATCAGGATCTAAAATAAATTGTTCTCCTAACTCTTCAGCAAGATTTTTACAAGGATAATATTTTTCTTTTCCTTTATAAATAATTAAAAGACCACACGCTTCACATGGGGTTTCTTTTTTTGCGTGTTCTAAAGCAATAGTCTTCCAATTCATCCTAAAAATGCTCCAATTCCAGGGAAAATAGTTCTTGTTGCAATTCTTTTAGGAAGTTTTACATTTACTAAATCTAAAGCAGATTGAGCTTCCCAAGTTACTACACTTCTATTTTCAGTAACTTTACGATCTAAAAAATATATTTCTTGCGGAAACTCTGCTGTTGGATCAGGTGTTCCAAATGGATTTGTATTACCAGTAAAATTAACAGCATCTAAGAAACGTGCCAAAGTCCTTATTCTTGTAAATTTTGCACCATTCAAATCATTGCCAACAGTCGTTGTGTTTACATCTTGCATTATGGCAGTTATCGTTCCAAGAATATTACTTATTGTAATTGTTGGTCTAGGTAAAGTTCCTGTTGACCCAAATTCAAATCCAGTACACTCTATAGGAAATCTTAGATAAGAATTACCAGCCCAAACAACTTCTCCATCTGCGTTCATATTTGCACCATTATGAAAACGATATACAGTATTTGAACCATGTAAAGCTGTATTTAATTCAATAACAAAAAGTTCAATTACTGAGCCTGGATTAATTGACTGTAATTCAGAAACTGGTATAGCCATTAAGGTTCGTACACCTCCTCAAATGTTGCATTAATAGTAGCTCGGTTATTGTAAGGTATAGATTTTGTCCAGTTATTGCAAATAAATTTACTTGAACCAGTTTCAGCAGGGGGAGTAAAATCAAAACTTTCTGTGCCACCTCTTGCATCAAGAAATGCTTCTATAGTGTCTGCGTCAGTTTCACTAACATTAAAAGTTAAATTAAAAACTTTTGGGTCTTGATTTAATCCAAACTGAACACGCTGTTGATACCCATCACCAAATTGTGTTACTCGTACATTTGGTCGATTTGTTTTTCTTACTCCATAAGTAGGAGTAATTGAAGGGAAAGTTGCCATTTATCTAGTATTAGAAAGTAAACCACCAGGACGCTGTTGTTTTACAATTTCGCCCTGTACTGCTGCTGCTATTAGTGTACCTAATTCCCTTCCTTCTTCTTCATCTCCTTCTACATCAGAACCAGAAGCATCTACATTTACAACAATATTATTTGTTACACCCCCCATGCTACCTAATTCATGATTTGGAATTATAGTGCCTGTTCTATCTGGAACAAATAATTCTGCACCTTTCTCTCCTACGATTGAAGCCCTACCGACAGGAGGTCTACCACCATTTGCAAAACCAGCACCACCTAAACTTGGAATAAATGGTACGCTATCAAGTCCACCTCCACCTCCACCTCCAAAAATACCACTAGCAAACATATTAAGAAATCCTTTTGATACTTGTGCAGCTACCATCCTTGCAGCCATCTCTAAAAAATGATCTGCTATACGCATAAACATATTTCTAAATGCCTCTTGTACAGTCATAGTGTCTCTTATTATTCCCTTGAAAGATTCTGAAAAAGCAGAACCAAGTGTTTTAGATAATTGAACTATTTGAAATTGTGCATCATTTAATTTTCTAATCTCTCTATTTACATCTTCTAATCCTTGAACTATTGAATATGAACTTAATTCATTAGCAATAGCTATTTCTCCATATTTATCTCTTATTACTGTTAACTTTTCTATAAGTTCAGCATTTTCTGTATTTATTTCATTTAATTGTTCTCGTTCTCTTTGTAATACTGCTGGTCTTTTTCTTCCACCTACTCCCTGTCCAAAACCTGCTGTATCTAATTCTTTTTGTTTTTCCAAACTTTCTGTAAGTATGTCATTTATGGTTGCTTCTACTCCTTTTCTTTGAACTGACAATATAAATCTAAGTTCATCTTCTAATGTCAAATCTTTATTAATTTTTCTTATAGCTGATAAAGCAGATTCAACTGTGTTTGCTTGTGTAAGAGCATCAAATCTACCAAAATCTCCACCAAACTTTTTAGCAATCAATACTGCATCATCTCCAAATCGTTTAAATTGTTGTAATGCTTTTACTGCTTCTTCTTTTGTAATACCCAGAGACTTACCTAGTTGTCTTACTTGTGATCCACTAATATTTGAACTTATACCCATCTGTTCCATTTCTTTATTTAGCTCTCTAATAGATTTTCTAAAATCAAGAGTTTGTTGTATTTGTTGAGCTATTGCAGTGCCAGCAATAGATAATCCGAAACCAAATCCTCCACCTAAAGCACCACCAATACCACCACCAATACCACCGAGAGCAGCACCTAAACCACCTTGACCAAATAACAATGGGAAACCACCACCAATAAGAGCACTACTGGTTGCACCTCTAATTCTTTGATTTCTTGTGCCAGCAAACATACCACCTTCAGCAAACTGGCTTCGCACCATTTGACCAAACCCAGGCCTTCTTGCTGTGGTAGCACTAGCGGTAATCTCATCTGCTCTTTGGCTAAATGCCCTAAATCCTCCCATGCCAGGATTAACATTTCCAAATTGATTTTGTCTTAATAATTTTCTTCTTTCTGCAAATTCTTGTTTTAATGCTTTTTTTCTAAGTAAAATTAATTTTTTTTCTCTTGTTTCTATTTTTTTTACTGCATTTTCTCTTATTTTTTTTACTTCCTCTTCTGCTTTTTTTCTGTTAGCAGTTTGTTTTGCTAAAGCCTGTTGTAATCTTCCTTCTATATTTACACTTTGACCAGTTAATTTCATATCTCTCTGATCCATTCTCGCCAATGCTTCTTGTAATGCTTGTTCCTCTGCAAGAATTTGCCTTGATCTTCCAGATGCACCACCTTCTACAGTTACACTTTGTCCAAATAAACTTTCTCCTGGTACAAGCGAAGATCGCTTACCTTTCATGTTTCTATCTTTAAAACTTTGAGGACTACGATTTCTTCCACGACCTGTGCCAGGTAAAGGAAGTGGTGTAGTGTTTAATTTTTGTAAAAGAGTTTGTTGTTCTTTAAGTTCTTTATTTAGTTCCTTCTCTGCAATAATTAATTGTCGTGCTGCTTTTTCTTTAAGTGAAGTTCCTGACGCAGCAGCATTAAAATTAGCTTTAGCTGCTGCTAATGCAGAGTTAAGATTATCAACACTTTTTACTAAACCAACATTATCTTGTTGAAAAAATTTAATAAATTTATTTAATTGTTGTATCTCTATTCCTAATGCTTTTGTTCTTTGCGTAAATTGTGTTAATTTTTGAGCACCCTTTATGGCAACAGCAATATCTACGTTATAATTAGCCACTTGCTATAAAAAACTAAAACATTTTCTCTATATTACCTTCTTTTACGTTTTAAAGCACTAGATCTTTGTGCTTGTTCTTTTTGTTTTTCATATTCTTCGTTTTCTATTTCTGCATAAGCAGCCCAACCTATCATCTCTTCAATAGTTAGAGTATCACATAATTCGGCTACAGTTTTATGTAATTGTTTTGCTAGTGAAAATAAAAACTTCCAATCGTTATTAGCTTTTCAAATCGGCTTTAGCCTGTTTAACCTCCTTATCAGCACCAGCATTAACCATCGCTAATTGTATTTCTTCAAGCACAGATGCTTCAATCTCTCTTCTTAAAGATGCTTTGTCTCCATCTTGAAAAAGTCTTGCACCATCTTTATCTAATGCTTTTTCAATCATCATCTGTAAAGCATAGTCATTCATATCTTCAGAGCTACTTTTCTTTTGTATTGCCTCTCGTTCTGCAATAGTTAATGGATGCCAATAAACAGATAAAATTATTTCATCATCTTGTTTAACATCATGTTTGTAAAGTTGAGAAACACCAAATTTGTTTCTTAAAAGATCAACTGCTCTAGTCATGTTATTGTATAGCTAATATCATTATACTAAGCGTTGGCAGTAAATTGGCAAGATATTAAGCCTAAGAAATGTGAAGAGTCATCACGTTCTATTGGTGTAACTCCAACCACATCAAGGACTCTTGGCGCACAACTAAATGTATCAGTATAATTAGAAGCATTAACAGAAGTAAGTCCATCAATAACAGCTTCGCCTAAAGTAGACAATACAGAAGTACCTTTTCCTCTTGGAACATAAATATTACATTGAATAACACCAGAATAAAAATCTTGTGATGCACCTTGAGTTTGAGTTGTTGCCTGTGCAAAATCAACAGACATAATAATGTATTTTTTAGTTTTTCCAGGAGTTTTATAAACCATATTGTCATAAACCATTTCAACAGTATTATCTACTGCTATAACTGCATCTGTTACTGCTTTTTCAAAAGCTGCTCTGGTGTTAACTAAAGTCATGGATTAGTGTAATCAACAAACACATCATCACTACCACCAAATAAACCAAAACCTTGCAAGTCTCTTACATTCTTAGATTCATATTTTACTCCAGAACCATATGTACCAATAGCTAATTTTGGTTTGTCTGTGAATGTTTTATTAATTAATCTTCTTAGTTTTCCTTGAACATATTGAGGTATTTGACTATTAGGAGAAGCTAAAGCTCTAGCTGCATATTCTGATCTATTTCCAATAAATACTTTTGAAAAAGGTTTAAAATTAAATGATATTTTATCAAGAAATCTAGGTTCAATTACTGCTTGAGGATTACTTTGATCTCCTTGTCTTCTTGGTTTGATATTACTCCAAGGAGCAAATTCTTTTCTTGATTGATCTGGTCTAGGTCTTTGTGTACTAGCTGTCCAACTCGAAGCAAAAAATCCAGTATCAACAGGACTATTTTGTTTTGTGGACAAATCAGTAATAATTGCTCTTACCAAAATATTTAAATCTCTTTCCAAATTCCCATTTAAATCTGGAATAATATTGTTAATAGCCTTTGCTGTAGCCATCAGAACCTCACTAATAAAGTAAATAATCCTACTCTTGTATCTATATTAACTATTTGTGCAGTTCTAGTAGATCCAGAATAAGTTAATGTAATTTCATCTTGAAAAGTTGGTTGATTATTTGAAATTAAATCTGGTGAAATAAATATTTTTGCCTCTCTTCTTTCTCTACCATCATCTTCGGTTGAGATAATAAATTCTATAGGTACTTTTAAGTCAGCAAAAGTTGTATCAGTTGTTGAATATGAACCTGTACTTGTATTGTAAGTACCTGATACTTTTCTCGTATAGGTAATAGTTTGATTAAGAGAAGTTCCCAAATCATTAATAACTTTTTTAATAGCCGTTTGTAATATTTTTTCGAGTTGTCCTGCCATTATCCTCTTACCACTCTAAGTTGAAAACTTCCTGCTCCACCAAGAACATAAGCACCTAAATAACTCTGTAACCACGGATATACGTCAAATACATTATTAACAGAGCCAACACCTTGACTTTTAGTATTATATTTCACATGAGTATCCCCTACTTTTATTTCAGAAAAATTACCATCAGTTCCAACACTTCCAGTAATAGCATCTGTATCATTTGCCAAAGCATTAGCTAATTCAAACTGTGCATATTTAATATTTTGTGGAATTAAAGTACAAGCCAATTCAACTCCATCAACTTGATAATTAGTTCGTGGAAATTTTAATGCTTGGTCATCATCGCATCTATCTCCGTAATAAACTAAAGTATCAATCCATCTTGTAGCAGATATTAATGCCCTGTTTTTATTATCGTTTGATTTGTTATCCCAATTTGTAGAACTAGGGACAGTTTCAAAGTATGCATCTGCTTCAGCTAATGTGACATAGCTATTAGCATTTGCTCCTTTTATTGTTGCGTCT